AGACATGGTTTTCCTAAAAAATTATATTATAAAATGGCCAAAGCTAAAGTAGATAACAAATATAAAAAAATGGAAGCTGCAATAACTATGATGAAGAATAAACATTTAGGACCTTGGGATTAATTTATGAGTAAAAATATAGAAAAAGTAAAAAAATTACTAGCAGGAGTTGGTGGACAAGGTACTCCAAGAATAGGTTACACAGGAAAAACTATTCATATGAGAAAAGAGGGTGAGATTTGGGAAGAACCAAGTGGTAGAAAATATGTTAAAGAAGATGGTAAGAGAAAACAAATTACAAAAATACCACCCAAAGGATTTGATAAATGTAATGATTGTGAAAAGTTAATTTTAAAAACCATTGACCAACAAACTTATAATAGAATGCAAAAATGTCAATATTGTCAAATGGAATTTGAAGCTACTCTACACAGAGAAGGTAAATGGAATGATTGGGTTGCTGACCAAGAAAAGAAAAGATGGGATGGTATATTAAAGGAATATGAACAAGAAATATTAGAAATGAAAGAAAAAAATCAATTTGATAAAACTGTTGCCAATGCTTTAGCAGGCCATGAACATAGAAGATGAGTAATTTAAAACAAGCCATAAAAGTAAATTATTTAAAATGTGTACAAGATCCGTCATATTTTATTAATCAATATTGTACTATTCAACACCCACAACGAGGTAAGATTAAATTTAAATTATATCCTTTCCAAGAAGATGTGTTGAAAGAATATCAAAATAATGATTATAGTATTGTATTAAAGTCAAGACAATTAGGTATATCAACTTTAAGTGCTGCATATTCTTTATGGATGATGTTGTTTCATAATGATAAAAATGTATTATGTATTGCTACTGCAAAAGATACGGCTAAAAATTTAGTAACTAAAGTTCGTATTATGTATGATGGTTTACCTGCTTGGTTGAAGACACAAATCATTGAAAATAACAAATTATCATTAGTGTTTAAAAATGGTAGTCAAATAAAAGCTATTGCTTCTAATGAATCAGCTGGTCGTTCAGAAGCATTGTCTTTGTTAATATTGGATGAAGCTGCTTTTATAGAAAGAATAGATACGATATGGACTGCTGCTCAACAGACATTGGCTACAGGTGGAGATTGTTTAGCTATATCTACGCCGAATGGTGTTGGAAATTGGTTTCATAAAACTTGGGTAGATGCTACTGATGGATTAAATAAATTTAATACTGTAAAATTACATTGGTCTGAGCATCCAGAAAGAGATCAAAGTTGGAGAGATGAACAAAATACTATTTTAGGTCCAACAAAGGCAGCACAAGAATGTGATGCGGACTTCTTGAGTTCTGGTAAATCAGTTGTTGATCCAAAAATATTAGAATGGTATAAAGAAAAGATGTGCTGTGAACCTATGGAAAAAAGTGGATTTGATAGAAATTTATGGATATGGAATTATCCTGATTACTCAAAACAATATTTAATAAGTGCTGACGTTGCTCGTGGAGATGGAACTGATTATAGTGCAGCTCAAGTTTTTGATTTAGAAGAAATGGAACAAGTCGCTGAGTATAAAGGTCAGTTGGGAACAACTGAGTTTGGTAATTTTCTTATAGAGTTGGCGACTAAATATAACGATGCTCTATTAGTAGTGGAGAATAACAATATAGGTTGGGCTACATTACAGACAATTATCGATAGAGGATATGAAAATTTATTTTATCAAGAAAAAAATCATTTGATTGTTGATGACGATATTCCACAAACAAATCGATATAGAAGTATTGATAGAAATAAAGTTCCTGGATTTACTACTACAATGAAATCAAAACCATTGATTGTGGCAAAGATGGAAGAATATACAAGAGAGAAAATGGTCAAGTTGAAATCAACACGATTAATTGATGAACTTTTTGTATTTATATATAAGAATAGTAAAACCGAAGCTCTTGATGGGTATAATGATGATTTAGTAATGTCTTATTCTATATTATTATGGATAAGGGATACTGCTATTCGTATACAATCAGAGAGAAATGAATTACAAAGTAGTTTAGTGGATTCAATTGGAAATTTAAATGAACGGTCTCCGATTATGACAACAAATAAACCTAAAGATAATCCGTGGGAAATGGATATCAAAGGTGAAAAAGAAGATTTAACTTGGTTATTGGGGTAAATTATGGCAGATAATATTTTTACAAGATTAGGTAGATTATTTCAATCGAATGTAATAATCAGAAAAAAAGATAACAATCAATTGGTTGTTAAGGATTTGGATTTTACTCAAACGAGTTTAACTTCAAATTTCATTGATCGTTATCAACGATTAATGCAAAATACTTATTCAAATCCATATAATGTAGCTCAAAATAGAAGAGCTGCTTATGAGATTAGAAAACATGATTTATTCAGAGATTATGAATTAATGGATCAAGACCCGATTATTGCTTCTGCTCTTGACATTTATTCAGATGAATCCACGATTGATAATATCGAGGGAGAAATTTTAAAAATAAAAACAGAAAATAGTAAAATTAATAAAATTCTTCATAATTTATATTACGATATTATAAATATTGAATTTAATTTATGGAGTTGGATGCGAAATCTAACTAAGTATGGTGATTTTTATTTATTACTTGATATTGTCGACAAGTATGGTGTCGTAAATGTAAAACCAATAAGTGCTTATGATATTACACGATTAGAAGACCACGATCCTGCTAATCCACAATTGATTCAATTTGAAATTGAAGATGATAAAAAAGAAATAAAAGAAAATTATGAAATTGCTCATTTTAGATTAATGAGTGATACAAACTTTTTACCATATGGTAGGTCACAATTAGAAGGTGGTAGAAAGGTATTCAAACAATTAACTCTTATGGAAGATGCCATGTTAATACATCGTATTATGAGAGCTCCTGAAAAACGAATATTTAAAATTGATGTTGGAAATATACCACCAAGAGAAGTAGAACAGTTTATGCAAGCAATTATTAATAAGATGAAAAAGATTCCAGTTATTAATCAGGCAACAGGTGAGTATAACTTGAAATATAATATGGAAAGTGTAACGGAAGATTATTTTCTACCAGTTCGTGGTGGCGATAGTGGAACAGAAATTGATACTTTACCAGGATTATCCAATAATGATCAAATAGATGATATTGAATACTTGAGAAACAAACTAATGGCAAGTCTTAGGATTCCAAAAGCCTTCTTGGGTTATGAAGAAGGATTGAGTGGTGGTAAAGCAACATTAGCAGCAGAAGATGTTAGGTTTGCTCGTACTATTGAGAGATTACAAAAAATTGTCGTAAGTGAATTGACTAAAATCGGTATTGTTCATCTATATAGTCAAGGGTTTGATGATTCGGATTTAATAGATTTTGATTTGGAATTACAGAATCCATCTATGATTCATGAACAAGAGAAACTTGAATTATTAAATCAACAAATAGAAGCAGCTGAAAAAGCTATGGATACTAAACTATTTAGTCGTAAATGGATTTATGATAATATATTTGATTTTTCAGACGATAAGAAGATGCAAATATTTAATGATATTGTTGAAGATACAAAACAAAAATATAGATTTGAACAAATCGAAACTGAAGGTCAGGATCCAGCAGAACAACCAGTTGGTGATGAAGCTGAAGATGATGATGATATGGCAAGACCTGGTGATTGGGGTGGTAGTGAAAAAGAACATTTTGGTAAAAATAAACCAAGAGAAGATGACGGTAAAGTTCAAAAACGACATAGAAGTTTTGGAAAAAGAGAGTTTAAAGGTAAATCACCATTAGCTACAAGTAGAGCACATACTGCTGTTGCTCGTGAGGGTATATTAACTCAATTGAAAAATAAATTTCCTAAAAAAGATTCTTCATTATTAAGTGAAGATAATATAATAGAAGAGTAAATACCCACTTATTCTAAATTACATTATATTTATATATGAATAATTGTATCAAAATACATTGGAATATTTATGAGTAAATTCAGACACAGTAAATTAAGAAACGCTGGACTTTTATTTGAATTTCTATTGAGACAAGTAACAGTAGACGTTTTGAATAAGAAAAAAGATTCGCCGGCAATAAAAATTATCAAAAAACAATTCAATGAACATACTGAGATTGGAAAGGAATTGGCATTATATAATTTGATAACAACCAAAAAATTTAAATCAGATAAAAAAGCTGATTTCTTTTTGTCTGAAGTATTAAGACAAAGACAAAAACTAAATAATTCTGTATTACGAAGAGAAAAATACAATATCATAAAGAGTATTAAAGAACATTATGATGTGAATAAATTATTTTCTTCAAGTGTACCTAATTATAAAGTTTATGCCTCTACTTATAAATTGTTTGAGGGGATGAGTGAATTAAGTGCTGATGAAAAGACAGAAAGTTATTTTATTATTTTAGAAAATGTCACGACAATAACTAATAAAAAAACTGATACTTTTATACACGAAGAAATGAAAGATAAAGATTTAAGGATTTTATCTTACAAAGCTTTGTTAGAAAAATTTAATAAAAAATATACTAATTTGAGTGATCCTCAAAAACAAGTATTAAAAGAATACATTAGTAATATTTCAAATACTAATAATTTTTCTTCTTTTGTGGCAAATCAAATACCTATTTTAAAAGCTAAACTGAATAAAAAAGTAAATAAAGTTAAAGATAAGGTATTAAAAATTAAACTACAAGAAGCAGTTAATTGTGTTGATAAATTTTGTTTAAATGAATCAAAACAAACGGATGACAATTCTGTTGTTCAATTGTTGAGATATTATGAACTTGACAAAGAACTCAACAAAATTTAATTCGTTAGTAAGGGAACTTACTCATGGATTATTTAAAAAGAAGTTAAAGGAAATGACTTCAACGGCAAGTATTGATGGATTCGAGACACCTAATGCATTTGGAAAGACCAGTAAGAAGAAGAAGAAAAATCTTGAAAAACAAACTGGATATAAGTTTGTAGATGAAGGTGTAAGCAGTAGTGATATGGAAGAAATTAAAAAACAAATTAGAAAAGAAGTATCAGATATCTTACGTGATATTTGGATTAAACGAAACTCCTGGGGGGGTAAATAATGTATAACGTAGATCCGAACGATAGTACAAAATCAGTACCTAAACCTTTAGTTTCTGATAATCCATCTTTTATACAAGCCTTTGCTACAGATGCCGCAGCTCAAGTTGCTAATCCTGCTAAAGGTACGATGACTTATAGTGTTGCGTCTGATAAGATTTTTATATACAATGGTACTGCGTGGAAAACTTTCACTAGAGATTAATATAGGATAATAATATGAATAGACAATTATTAGTAGATGTAAGGCCATTTGATATATCAAGAACAAAAATTGACGAATCCATTAAAGATAATAATGGTAAGTTAGTCGTCAAGGGTGTATTACAAAGAGCAGAAAGTAAGAATCAAAATGGACGAGTTTATCCAAGAGAAGTATTATTAAAAGAAGTTGGAAAATATTTAGAAAATCAGGTTACAGAGAGGCGAGCTTTAGGAGAACTTGATCATCCAGAATCATCAGTTGTGAATTTAAATAATGCTTCACATAATATTAT